CCCATACCCGGCCCCGTCCCCGGCCCCATCCCCGGACCGCACCAGTAACGCCAACGCTACGTGCTGCTGCGCAGATGATAGCGCTAGCCGCTCACGCACGGCAGGCCCAAGCGGCGATTGATCCAACCACAGCAGTTCGCCTTGCGGCAACGAGAGCAATGACTTGCCTATGTGGTCGAGGGCGCCGGCACAGGCGCCACACCATATAGCCTGCTGCACATCGTCGCGGGTGATTATCCACTCCACGGTGCGGTCTCCCATTTTTCCACAGCCTCTCTGCTGGCCGGCAGTACGGCAGTAACGCCGTAAAAGGTGCCGGCAGGTGTCGCGTGACTAATGCGGCACTGGGCGCTAGGCCCGTGGCTGGCTAACCCCAAGACGCCACGCCGCGATACATCCCAGGAGACGCACATCCGCACGTCACGGAGTTTAACGATCCGGGTCGCCTCGTCGTGGCTCTCCAGTTCGCCAAAAAACACGCCTCGCCATTCGGTCGTGATGACCACCTTCTGGCCTTCCATGATGTTCTCCTATCGCGGGTTGCGATTGAATGCGCATGAAAACGCGGCCGGCGACGATACCCGCACGCCGCCGGCCGCATCGAGGAACGAACGAAACGCAGATCGCAAGTGGCTCCGGCAGGAATCGAACCTGCGATGGATACTTTACTGTGCCTATTCATTCTGGCATTAGCACTATCGCTTAGTTCACACGTGCTTGCGCAGTGCGGGCCCAATGCAAGGCCTGCCAGGGGAACACAACCGCCTCTGCATTGAGGCTGCGTATACCTTTCCGCCACGGAGCCATATATCAAAACAGCCGAAGTTGCCGCCACTCGCTTAAACGGAACGTCGGCCGCGGCAGCCGATCGAGTTGGCCGTCGCCGATCACGCGTGGATCGCAATAGTGCCGCTCGAACACTCCGCGGGTGTTGCCGAGGTGCCGGGAGCCGTCCCCGCCGTTGGCTTCGATCAACGAGCCGCTGGTCCGTCGGAGCTTGTGGAAGAGGCCACCGCGACCGCGGCCGTATCGAACGCCTGCCTGCCTCAGGATCCGCTTGAACGATCTGTACAAATACTGCTCGGTGAACGGCCACGGCCAGACGCGATCCCGCGACGGATCGTAGACCGAGGCGATCGCCGCCACCGACTGATCCGAGAGCCGGCAGAATTTCGGCCGGGCGTCTTTCTGGACCTCGGCCCGCAATACAAGGTACCGGTCGCTGAGCGATATGTCGGCCGGCCGGATCTGTAGGCTCGCCCCCACGCGGACCCCAGTCGTATACAACATCAGCAGAAGCGAAGGCCACCAGTACCTCCGCTCGACCCCGCAGCCATCGCAGATACAACCCCGTTGCATCCGGGCCACCGCCAGAATCCGCTCGATCTCGGCGACGGTCCACGCCTCGGGAAGGGTGCGTCGCTCTTTGAGCTTGGGCACATGGCGGGGCAGCTCCGGCACCAGCCCATCCCCATGGGCCGCCCGCCAGAGGGTCAAGAGCATCCTGCGCTTGGAATTGACTGTAGCGGCAGAACGAGTCCGAAGCAGGTGGGCCAAAAACCGTTGGAGCAGGGTGTCCGAGAGACTGGACAATCGCGTCGGCTGTCCATGCCACGCATCCAGAAGCTGGACTACGACCGTGAGTTGCTCGATATAGCCACCCGAGATTCCCAGGTGCGCCGGAACATAGGTGGCGGTCAGATACTCCGCCAGGGTCCGCATCGGGGTGTCCAGTCGCGTGACCGCGCCATCCGTGCAGATACTCGCTCCGTCTACTACTTACCGTAATTCCCACGACTACGGGTGTCCACAGAAAAAGCCCCCGGCGTGGTTTACCACGGCTCCGTCGTGCGCAGTCGACCCGCGGGGGCAACAAGGTGACGCTCAGGCTGCGAGGCTTGACGGAGCCAGCCATGGCCGATAATCCGGGTGAGTGGGTCGCACCCGTCGCCGCAGAGGCGGCTGAGAGTGCCAGTGATTAAGTACACTGGCGATTATCCACAAAATTAACTATTCGTCAAGGCGAGATCGGCCGAATTCTCAGATTTTTTCGGTCGTTTAGCGGAGCGATTGACGAAAAGCTTTGCGGGGGCAATACTTAGGGCTTCAGAAAAAAGTGCGATAGTTTTCAGAATCGGCGATCGCTTACCATTTTCAATCGCACTCAAGTAGCCTTGTCCGATTTCCATTCGTTGCGCCAACTCCTGTTGCGTCAGCCCGAGTTCGATACGTCGCTCCCGGACGTTGCGGCTAAACACGCGAATCAATTGCTCTGGTTGCATGACCATGGCTCCATTATACAATCCGTTGGATAGTCTGTAAAGGAGAATCGGGAGCCTGTACTGGGCTCACTGACGCGGCCTGCGGTCCTCGCGGATGACGCGGACTCCCGATCCCCAAATCCGATCAGGGCAGTTTCCGCGACGTCATAGCTGGCCGCCCGGCCCTTACGGATTACCGGCTACCCTGATCGGCAAGTGGGCGATACTGGGCTCGAACCAGTGACCCCTAGCTTGTCGAGCTACTCAACCCTGCAAGTGGGGACTACCGAGAGCCAGGAAGTCTGAGAGAAGGTGCGGATCGGGGCGCTAATCGTCCTCGCCCCGCGGCCCGAAGAAGAGTAGGTACAGGTGCCAGAAGAGCGTCACGAGGTTCGCCAGCAGCCAGAGTATGGCGGCCCACCATTGCCATTCCCATTGCATGGTCGCGTCCTCCGCGGCGCCAGGCGATAGAGTCAGGCGGCCGATCGTAGCAGCCGCCCCGGCGCCCTGCCTTTAGTATGGCCGCTGATCGGCGCCATGTGAAGGGCAGCGTTGCATAGCGGGCCCTCACATGACGTAAGTTCTGATCGCCGCAGCTAGGCATATCAGCAGGACTACGACCCCGCAGAATATCCAGAATCCGAAATCGCGGCGTGGGAACAAGAGGCTCATACCACCCACTCGTAGGGCTGCCCGGAAAGTTTTTTGGGCCGTTTTCCCCGAGGAAAACCGCCTATTCACCAACTATTTCGTCAACTTATAGAAAAGGCCCTTGACATAAGCGTAGCTTATGCTATAATATTACGGCATGAAGAGGCTGCAATGGAATGCGGGCGACCTGGTGTTCTTTTCCGGGCGATCGTTCGTCTCCCGGGTGATTCGACTGCGCACCTGTTCGCGATTCTCGCACGTGGGGATCGTGGCCCCGCTCGCGCACGACGTGATAGCCCGACGGTTTCTACTCGGCCATCAGTATATCGCGCACCGGATTTTAGAGGACTGGGACGAGCGGCCGCTGCTATTCGAGTCGACCACCCTGGGCGTGCGGCCTTGCGAGATCGCCGGCCGCCGGATTGAGGGTCTCCAGGCCCACGACCCCGACCGGCTGATCGACGAATATGACGGTCGCGTCTACCGGATGTCCCTGCGGCCCTGCTGGGCGCTGAGCGTCCAGGAAACGCTGGACCTGGCGTGGTACCTGATCTCCAACATTGGGCGCCGGTACGACACGGGCGGCGCGCTGCTGGCCGGTACCCGACTGCTGAAACACCTATTGACCTTCCGGGCCTCCGACCGCCGGACCGTGTTCTGCAACGAACTGGTCGGCGTGGCCCTCCAGGCGGCCTACCGTCACGAGATCAAGCGGGCCCGCAACCACCCGTTGCACCGCTCCCGATTCCATCCCGGCCGGATGCACCCGGGGTCGTTTGCGAGGTGGGCCCGAAAAAACCTGTACGAGCCCCTGGAGCGAATCAAGTGACTCGATGGTGCGAATATGGCGGCACGAATCAATGAAGTCCGCGACTGGGGAGAGTGCCGGCGTTGCTCGCAACCGTGCGATCGCCGCGAAATGGTCGAGGAACTGTGTCTCGATTGTCAGGACGCGCCGGACCACCACGCGGCCCGCGGGAGTTCCCACTACGGAGAACGATTGGAACACGGTTTTCTGATGATGGGCGAAGATGAGGAGTAGACGATGCCGGCGAATAAGGCCGTCACGTTCTCGAAAGAATTGAGCGCGCGTATCCTTGAGAACTATGCCCGCGATTTCGGAGACCTCGGGCAGGATTCACACAAGCGGTTTCGCTTGGTTGATATTCTGTTTCACCAAACGGGCGCCGTATCGTGCGTGTTCGAGCCCATCCCGCAGGATGAGGAGTAGGTGATGGCGATGGTGAGCGTGACGCTAACGCCGGACGAAGTTCGCGAGGCGCTGGACCATTGGCTACGCTCCTGCAGCGGCAAGATGCCTGACGGCTTCGGCGCTTGCTTCGAGGCAGTGTCGGTCACCTACGTGGGCGGCGGGATGGAAGGTGTTCGCTGCAATTTCGAGGAGGCCTCTCGCCAGAAACAACCCCACAACCTAACCTCCCCGCAGGATGAGGAGTAGACGATGGGCCTATCGCTCAACCCGGGGCCGCAGATTCCGACGGAATGGTTTCTGGCCGGAATCCTGTTGCTGCTACTGATGGGGCTGGTGGTGGCGCTGGCATTGTGAACGAATGACTTGACAAGGAGACAGACGATGACGGAGACAGATGGGCCGGTAGTGACCGGCAGGACGATCGAACTGCGGCGCGGCGTCGCGCGCCGGCAGCGGAGAGACATGGGGCTGACGCTCGGCAACGTGCGGTCGATCCTATTGGATATGGGCTCAGCCGGCATGCTAGACGGTCGCACATGCGAGGCGGTGGCGGCCGACGTGTTGGAACAACTACAGTCCCAAAACCAAAGTGCCTTTCTGGAGGCGGCCGGAAACACCGACTTCGACTGGGACGCCTTTATGGAGTTCCTGGAACGGCTCATCGAGATCCTGATGGTACTCCTGCCGATATTTCTATAGGAGGTCGGATGATGCCTGAATGGAACAGCTATCTCGGCTGCTGGGTGGTGCGACTGACGTTGCACTGCGATCCCGCGTGCTCAGATCGGACAGATGGGAAATTCTGGCGGGAGGGCCAGCCGGCATGAAACGACACGAAATCGTCATGGCTGCCGGCCTGACCGGCTTGATCCTGCTGGCCCTCTCGGCGATCCTCCGGGGCGCCGAACCGGCTCCCGTCTTCATCGACGGGCCGGCGACGGCGGAAGTCGGCGAACTGGTGACGTTGCGGGCGGTTGCCGATGGAGCCCTCCAGTACGCCTGGGACGCCGATCCCGACACGCTCGACTTTGCCGTCGATTCATCCGGGGCCGTGGCCTACTTTTCACGACGCGCATCCGCCGGACCGGGCGAGGTGTCGTTCGATTTGGCGGTCGTGGACGTTGATGGAAAACTGCACCTGGTTGAACATACGATGACGATCGGCGAGGGGGACGATCCGCCGGACCCTCCGCCGCCGCCACCGCCGCCCCCCGAACCCGGCACGCGGTGGCTGATACTCTTGCGAGAATCCTCGAATCAGACCAACAAGCTGGGGCCGCTGGAACACAGTACGCTGCTGCGGGATTATCTGCGGAAGAACGGGCACCCCCCGATGTTAGTTCGGGACCCGAACGAAAAGGACCCGTGGATTCCGGGGTATCTGAAGGTTGTGAGGGAGGCCGGTGCTACGATCCCGAGACTGCTCATCGTCGCGCCGCCAGCCGATGGTGGTGGCGTCGGTAAGGTACTTTCCAACACGCCACCGCCGACAACGGACGAGGCGGCGATCGAACTGCTGCAGGAACACGGAGGGTAATCATGCCGCTCAACTGGCACGGATACAAGCGGGGTTGCCTGCCGCGGGCGTCGCGGTTCGCCACCCGATGCCCGGCCTTCTCGGATCACATCAAGCCGATCCCCGAGCGGGATTGGCCGGAGGCGATTCGGGAGGCCAAGTCCCTGAGGCCCTGGGTGCCGTGCATCTTCGACCAGAACGGATACGGCAGTTGTGCGACGGAATCGGCCGGCGGCGGGATGCAGATCGTCCGGGCGGCCGCGGGCAGGGCACCGATCGAACTGAATCCACTGAGCGTCTACTGCTTCACAAAAGTGGGCCGGGACGGCGGCAGTGCGATCGACACGAACCTCGCACAGCTGCGCGACGTGGGAATCCTGCCCGAGGACATCTGGCCGCGATCGAAGGGTATTCACCAGAAGCCACCGCAGGACCTGTTGGACGAGCACGCGATCCGCATCGAAGAGTTCTACGATCTCGGGTCGATTGCCGACGGAGTGACGGCGTACTACGAGGGTTGGCCGTTCGTCTACGCCCGACGCGGCCACAGCATGCTCGGCGTGACGATCTGGCAAGACCTCATGTTCGAGGCACTGAATTCGTGGGGCAAGAAATCGGGCGACGGCGGATACGTCCGGGAGTCGCTCTACTCGGATATTGATTTTCGTTACGGGCTGTTTGCCGTTCGGACGGTGACTGGCCATCCGGATGACCTGGTACCACCGCCCCTGGAGGTCTGATGATGCCAATCAGCCCGATGAGACGGGAAGTGACCGCGACGGCGCAGATCTACGGGCGCTTGGGTGTCCGGGTCGGTAAGTTGATCGACGAATTCCGCCGGCGGGGCATCGTCTGGGAGCCTACCCTATTGGGTATCAAACTGGGGCCGCAACTGTTTCGGCTGGCCACCGAAGACGAGAGTGCGGGTCGGGAACGCCCCGTGCCGCCGGGGAGTTAGGGATGGAAATCACTCTGGGGGAAACTATTGTTACGGCCGTCGGAGCGGCGATTGGCGCGTCTATCGGCGTGTTGCTCGGGTGGCCGATTGGCCTCGTTATCTATCGCCTGTTACATCCAAAATGACCGATCCTGACGTAACCGTACTTCGCGGCGACCTCCAACAAGTCAACGAGTCGCTGGTAGCCCTGGCGACCACCGTGGCCCGCTTCGACGCAAAACAAGCGGACCTCGTCGAGAAGGTCCACAATCACGAGCGGGTCTTGCACGGCCTGCCGGAGAACGGCCAGAAGGTCGGGTTGACGGGCCGCGTGGACCGCATCGAACAGCGTCTCCGCATGGCCTGGGCCGTGGTGCTCGGCGTGGGGGCCCTGTTGGCCGATATGATTCGTGGTTGGTTTTAGGAGTAGAAAGCATGCTCGTACCCAAGCCGTGCCCCGTCTGTAAGCACCCGCTCCAGATGACGATCGTCGCGATCAGGTTCTCGGACAGCGCGGTCACCTACGCTTTTGAGTGCCCAAGGTGTGGCAGTGCCGGCCGGATCGGCCCCACACCGCGCGACCCCAACGAGCCACTGCCCGAGGAGCTACGGGAGCCCGTCCTATCGCCCACAGGCGACGGGCAGGGCGGCATGCCGGAGCCCGACGAGCCCGATATACTCGGGTCCGGCGCGGGCGACAAGGTGGTCTTCACTCATCCGCATCGCGGCATGCCTGTAGATCAGAGGCAGGTCCGCCAGTTTCTGAAAGAGGGCGAGACGTACACGCTCAAGAGTCTCCACGTCGGAGCCTTTCATACCTACGTCCTGCTGCACGAGGTCCCGGGCCAGTCGTTCAATGCCGTCCACTTCACGCCGGACTCCGGACCGCGGGGCCGCGGGTTGTCGATGGACGAGGTCGAGTTCGGGCCCGGCAATTCCTACCGCGTGGGCATCGAGGACGGCAAGCTGGTCGTGGCCGACCGGCCGGGCCGCAATGCCCCGAAGGTCGCGCTGGGTGTGCGGATGGTGGCCTGGCTCTACCACAACGGGATCGCCGGGCTGATGGACGCTATGGGGGGCCCGTGATGTGCGTAGGTACCGCGGCGTCTCCTGGCACCGGGGCCACGGCAGGTGGCGGGCGAAACTGAAGACACACGGGAAGCACGTCCACCTGGGCGATTACTTGACGGCGGAGGATGCGGCGCGGGCCTGGGACTGCGGGGCGAATATGATCCGGGGCACCATGGCCCGGCTGAACTTCCCGGCAGATGCCGGACGGCCGCCCACGTGCGTAACGCAGGCAGCCATCTTACAGCGGTTGATGGACGCGGGAGTGGTGGAGTAGATGCAAGACTGGCAAGAACGACGCGTTCGGTTGAACCCCCACGAATTCGAGGAAGCGATCCGCAACTACTGCAAGTTGAAGAAGCTCACGCCTCCCTTGCCGCGGGAGGCCCATTTCACGATTGAGATCGAATGGTCTTACTCCGGACACGCCGAATCGCCCGTCGCACACCCCAGCGCTCTCTGCACATTTTCCTATTGAGGACCAGCCCATGCCCGAAACCTACAACGTCAAGTACGCGTGTCACAACTGCGGTTGCACGATGATCGCCACGATCCCCAAGGGCCACCCGTCCCCGGACGAGGCGCAGTGTGAGAACTGCGGGACGTCGGGGGCGCGGCCGGTCTGGAAACTACAGCGCGAGGGCGTGGCCCAGACGATCACGAAGCCCCTGGGCCCCGCACCGCCCGATCCGCGCTATGTCCCGCCGACTGCAAGGCCCTTGCCGCGACCGCCGGAGGTGACGTGTGGCGATACGGCGGCGGGCGAGGCCATGATCGAACGCTCACCCCAACACATTCAGCAGGCACCGACACCACCTGACCAACCACCCGTTTTGTACGCACAAGGAGATTTGTGATGAAGCCCAGAAGGATGTGGGCGATCCTGACCGCCGTGTTGCTCCTGGCGAGCACCGCATGGGCAGGAAGTTGGACCGATGCCTTGCCGCCCGAAGATCAGGTGGCCGAGTACCTGCAATCGATCAGCGTGACGATCAAGACCCCGTATGCCGAGGGATCGGGGGTCGTCAAGACCCGGGAGGTCGACAAGCGGAAGATCAACTTCGTCTGGACCGCCGCGCACGTGGTCGACGACTTGCGGCAGGTCAAGGAGGTGATCGACCCTAAGACGGGCACCAAGCGGCAGCACGTCACCTTTAAGGACTGTCAGATCGTCAAGGAACTTTCGGAGGCCGGGCGGCGTGTGGGCGAATTGAAGATGGACGCCCTGGTCGTACGCTATTCGGAAGAGGAAGACCTGGCGCTACTGCGGATACGCAAGACCGATTTTGTCGACGCCTCGGTCGTGTTCTACCTCGACGAGAAGATCCCGCCGATCGGGACCGATCTCTACCACGTGGGTTCTTTGCTGGGCCAGATGGGCGCCAACTCGATGACCTCCGGAATCGTCTCCCAGATCGGACGGACGATCGACAAGTCGGAATACGATCAGAGTACGTGCGTGGCCTTCCCCGGGTCTAGTGGCGGCGGGGTCTATTTGGAAAACGGCGCCTACGTCGGCATGCTGGTCCGAGGCGCGGGCGAGGGGTTCAACCTCAGCGTGCCGATCCGCCGGTTGCGCGAGTGGGCGGCTGACGCCCGGGTCGAGTGGGCCGTGGACGATCGCGTCAAGGCACCGACCGAAGAGGAACTGGAGGCCCTGCCCGTGGAAGACTCGGGCGTCGTATTCGACGACGGGGACGAGAAGTCGCTGAAGGAGTTTCCGTACTTGATACGAGGTCGCAAGCCGAACTAACACCGCCATTTATCCCCGCCCTATGCACATCATCTACCGCCTATCCGAAGGAAATGGCCGCAAGCCGCGCCCGCCCTGGTTCAACAAGGAGGCGTGCCTGCGGAACTTCCTGCGGGTGTTTGGCGGAGTGAGGTGCCGCGCCACGGTGGCTCTGGATGGCGTGAAGCGGCCCTTTCAAGACATGGTAGTCACGGCCGCGACGGAACTGCGGTGGCTACAAGATCGCCTTGATATCGTGGCCCTCGGCAACCGCGGCAACAGCGGCAGCTTCCTCTGGGCGCTGGACAAGGCCTGCAAGGAGGCGGCCGACGACGAGATCGTCTACCTAGTGGAAGACGACTACGTCCACCGGGCCGGGGCCCCTGAGGTCCTGGAAGACGGGATGAAGCTGGGCTTCGATTACGTCACGGGGTACGACCATCCGGACAAGTATCTACCGGAAGGGACACCCACAACGCTGCTCTACCGCGGAGGGAAAGCCCATTGGCGGCTGACGCCCAGTACCACGATGACGTTTGCCGCCACAGGCCGAACGCTACGTGAGGACCGCGATTTCTGGGAGGAGAGTTGCGAGGGCCCCGTGCCCCGGGATCACGCGACGTTTCGCCGACTCGCGATCGGTGGCTACCGTACCGTCGGTTCCTCTATCCCCGCCTACTCCACGCACGCCGAGACGAAGTGGCTGGCCCCACTGGTCGACTGGGAAGCGGTGGTTCGAGAGACCATATGATCTGCGACTTCGACGACTTTTACGATGGGAACACGGGGCTGGATTACCTGTTTCATCTCCACGCCATGCGCCCCGATTTCCGGTGTACGCTGTTTACCGTCCCCAACCGGATCACCAACGCGACGCTAGAGAGTCTGCCGAGCTGGATGGAAGTTGCGGTGCACGGCTTTGACCACCCGACCCCCCGCGAATGCGAGGGCTGGGATCGGGATGCGATGGACAGACTGCTCGACCACGTCTCGACCCGCCCGAAGTTCGTCCGCGGATTCAAGGCGCCCGGCTGGCAGATTTCCAACGCCTGCTACGACGTACTCCTGGAGCGCGGCTACTGGGTGGCGGATCAGGATTACAATAACGGCCGCCGGCCCCCGGGTTTGCCCTGCTACTTGCTGGGCCCCGAGAGTTGGCATGGGCACATCCAGAACGTCTGCGGCAACGGCCTGCAAGAGACGTTCGACGAGTTGTCCAGGCGGGTGTCTGAGGCGGATCGATTCCAGTTCGTCAGTGAGGTGATAACCGGTGCGCAAACAACTTGAGATTACGACCGTGGTGCCGTGCCCGCTGCAATGCGAGTACTGCCCGCAGGGATTGCTGTACGCCTGGTACGAAGGTACGCCCGAGTTGACTCTGGACGACTTCAAGTACTTCGTCGGCAAGGTGCCGACCGACGTACGAATCCACTTCTCGGGGATGGCCGAACCGTGGGCCAATCCCGCCTGTACCGAGATGGTCGAGTACGCGGTGCAGACGCACGAAGTGCAGGTCTACACGACCACGGCCGGCATGTCGTTCGAGGATGCGGAGCGGATCGCCCGGTTGCCGTTCTCGTGTTTCGTCATTCACCTGCCGGACGATACCCCGACGTGCCGGGTTCCCTACCAGCCTGCGATTCTGGAGATATTGGCGCCGGTCATCACGGGACGCATGACCGTCGGGACCCCGCGCCGCGACGTCCCACGAGGCGGCGTGCACCAGGCAGAACGCATCGTCCGCGCCGGCCTGCTGCAAACGCCATCCCGACAGGGACCGCTCCACTGCCGCTGGGGCCGTTGCGAACAGAACGTCCTGCTGCCAAACGGCGACGTGGTGCTCTGCTGTATGGACTACGGCATGGAACACTGGCTGGGCAACCTCCGCCGCGAGTCGTACGAATCCCTAGAGGTAATCCGGAAACAAGTCCTCGCGTGCCTGTCTACCGATTCCGAGCCCGTTATTTGCCGTCACTGCTGCTATGCCGAATGTGGTCCTCCCCAATAGCCTGTTTATCCACGTGATGAAGACCGGCGGGTCGTGGGTTTGCGAGGCCCTGATCGGCAGTAAGCTGGGCCGCGATGCCGGGTTTCCGCACACGACGATCGCCGAGTTGCGGGAAACCGATTACTACCGCGACGGGCAGTTTCGGTTCTCGTTCGTGAGGCACCCGATCCCCTGGTACCAATCCTTTTACCGGTTTTCGGTCAGTCGGCCGCAGAACCAATGGCCGCCGCGGGGCTGGCAGTACCGCAAGCAGTACGAGCGCCTGGCCCACCCGCATCCGGGCGTGAGTTTCGAGGAGTTCTGTGAATACGTCCTGGAGTACCATCCCGGCTACTGCACTAAGAACTACTGGGTCTCGCTCGGCGCGCCGGAGACGGAGATTGAGTTTATTGGCCGTACAGAGAACCTCCGGGAAGACCTGTTGCGAGCCCTGGAATTGGCCGGCGAGACCGTCACCGACGAGCAACGCCGGTTCATCCGCGAATTCCCTCCGCACAACGTGAGCCCACGGGTGTCCGCCGAGTACACCTTACGCCACCTACGCGAGTTCCGCCGTCTGGAGGCACCGACCTTGGAACGATTCGGTTATGCGTAACGAAAAGGTCTGCATCGTCACCCGGGCGCTGAACCGCCTGGAGTACACCGCCCAGTGCGTGGCGACGGTGCGGAACCACACGCGGTATCCCGAGTACGATCACCTGGTTCTCAATCAGGCCTCGACCGACGGCACTCGCGAGTGGCTGGACTGGATCGCGAAGATGCCGAACCAGTGGTATTCGCGGGTCCGTCCGATCCACCTGAAGAAGAATTGCGGCGATTGGGGCGGGATGCGTGCGGCGATCGACTTCCTGGGTGACGCCCAGTACGTCGTGCAACTGGACAACGATATCCGCGTGCCGCGCGGCTGGCTCACTGTGATGGTCGCCGTCTTGCAGGCCATGGGCGCCTCGGCTGTCATGCTCCGCCGCACCGGCGTGCAGAACCGCATTCACGGAGAGGCCGCCGAACCGCTGGTCTTCAACGAAGGTCAGGCGGAGACAGATTCCCACCAACTGCTGTCCATTAGTGTCGTTCCCAAAGTCGTCGCGTGCTACGTGTGCCGCACGGCCGATTTCCTCCGTTACGCCCACCGGATTCCCATGTGCGACCAACTAGTCCAGGCGATCGGCCGACCGGCCGCGAAGATCGAGAACCTGCCTTGCCACCAGATGGAAGGTTTCGATTCGCTCGACAAATCGTACATCCAGCACGACAAGTACGGGGAAAGCGAACCCCGCCAGGTGATATGAGCGACGTCCTGCCGATCAGCGTGATCGTGACCCTCTTGCCCTCGCGGGACGAGTTCTTCGTAGAGCATTGCCTGCCGTCGATCGTCGCCAATAACCCGGCCGAGATTATCGTCGAGCGGGCTCCCGGCGGGATGTGCGAGCGACGCAACCGCGGGGCAGCGAAGGCGACCCAGCCCTTCCTGCTCTTCTGCGACGACGACGACGTTCTGTATCCCGAGACCCTGCGTAAACTACTGGACGCGCTGACCGGTGACGGTGATGCCGCTCTGGCCTACGGACACTATCGTGTCGTCCCGCACGGCGATCACTGGCACCCCGCTGTGGATGTCGTGAAGGCCGCTCCCTGGAACGTACCCGCCTTACGCTCGCGTAATTACGTGAACAGTTGCAGCCTGTTGCGGGCATCCACGTTTCCAGGTTGGGACGAGAAGCTCCTGAGTTACGTCGACTGGGATATGGCCCTGACCCTGGCGGGTCGCGGTCACCACGGGGTGTTTATCGACGAGATCCTCTTCGAGGCCCACTACATCGACAAGTGCAATAGCGCCCACCCTTACGGCCCGGCGAGTCGAAGGTATATCCTCCAGAAGCACGGTCTCTGAGGTCTTGATTGGCTATCGTTCTGCCCAAGTCGATCTTCCTGCATATCCCCAAGACCGGTGGCGAATGGGTCCGGAAGGTTTTATGGGACAACCACCTGGAGGCCGTCCCACTCGATCCCGGCCGCCAGAAACACGCCCCACTCCAGTGGTTCGAGGAACGCGGCAATTTCAATCGCGTCTGCCGGTTTGCGTTTGTCCGCGATCCGTTGGCTTGGTACTGGTCGTTTTTCCGCTACCAGACGGCCCGGGACTGGCGCGAGATCCCCGAGGTGGCGTTAAGCGACTGCCGAGCCCCCGATTTTGGGCGCTTCCTGAATAACGTGTTTAGCCGCCGTAAACCCAATTGGCTGTCCCGCTTATATGAAAACTACATCGGCCACCCTTCGTGGGCGATCGAGTTCGTCGGACGGACCGAGCGGCTGGCCGACCATCTCGGATACATCCTCACGCGGATTGGGGAGCGGTATGATCCGGACACACTACGCAGCCCGCCCCTGAACGCCGCGCCGCCAGTCCCTCTGCCCGCCGAGCACCGTAACGCAGTCCGTGCATTTGAACCACGGTTCTACGAGCGATTCTGTTCCCGTACCATGCCCCAACGAGTCGTACCATGCCCAAACGAGTCCTGATTACCGGTGGCTGCGGATTCATCGGCCACCACGTCGTCGAGCACATCCTGAAGAACACCGACTGGGAGGTCGTGGTCTGGGACAAGCTCTCCTATGCGTCCGGCGGATTCGACCGCCTGCGGGACATCGACGCCTTCGATGACCGGCGGGTCACGATCCTGGGCGTCGACTTCTCGCAACCCATCGAGCCGGGAATCGTCTCGGAGACGGGGCCGCTGAACTACATCCTGCACCTGGGGGCCGAGACGCACGTGGACCGGTCGATCCGGGACGCCGCGCCCTTCGTGACCGCCAACGTGATGGGCACCCTGCGAGTCCTGGAGTACGCCAGGGACCACCAGCCGGACCTGGAGAAGTTCGTCTACTTCTCGACCGACGAGGTGTTCGGCCCGGCGCCGGAGGATATCGAGTACGACGAGTGGGACTGCTACCGCAGCTCGAACCCGTACGCGGCCAGCAAGGCCGGCGGGGAGGAAATGGCGATCGCCTTTGAGAACACCCACGGGGTCCCGGTGATCGTGACGCACACCATGAACGCCTTTGGCGAGCGCCAGCATCCCGAGAAGTTCATCCCGATGGTGATCCGCCAGGTCCGCGACGGCGAGAAGGTGACGATCCACGCCAACGCCGATCGCACGGAGGCCGGATCTCGGTTCTATATCCACGCCCGCAACGTGGCCGACGCCCTGTTGTTCCTGCTCGATCTGGGCGAGGTTGGCGACAAGTACAATATCGTGGGCGAGCAGGAGGTGGACAACCTGGATCTAGCCCTGACGATCGCCCTGAGCGTGGGTAATCCGCTGAAATATGAGATGGTCGACTTCCATTCGAGCCGGCCCGGTCACGACCTCCGCTACGCCCTGGACGGGACCAAGATGTCTGAACTGGGCTGGGAACCGCCCAAGACCCTCCAGGCGTCCCTGGCAAAGACGGTTCGCTGGATGCTGGACCATCCCCGCTGGCTGGAGGTCGCCTGATGTTACATCTCGTGATGCCCACCTGCGGCGAGCCCTGCCTGGAACGCTGCCTGGAAACCCTGTACCGGCACACCGATCCGGGGCTGGATTGTCAGTTGTGGCTGGTAATGAACCACGACGATCCGCAGCGGCTGGCGAACGTCGCCGGCATGGTGGCCCACCGCGACCTGGTGTACCTGAGTATCCCGCAGAAAATCGGCTACACGCAGGCCTGCAACTACGGCTGGCAACTTGCCAACCCGGCCGACAACGATTACTTCGCGATCCTGAACGACGATCTCGTGTTCGACGGCGAGTGGACCGGACCGCTGTTGGCCGCCCTGGACGCCGGGGCGACCCTGGCCGGCCCGGCGATCCACCACGTGGGCCGGGACGGTTACTGGGGCAGGGGCGACGAGCAGTACCAGTTCATCGAGGGTTGGTGTTTTATGGCGCGGGCCGCACACCTGACCGGCGCCGCGGCGGCCTTCGGTCAATCGCCGTTCTACGAACTATTCGACTCCAAGTTCGGCATGGGCTACTGCGAGGACGTCGACCTCTCGATTCGCCTCCAGCGGCTTGGCGGAAAGCTCCGGCAGGTCGACGTTCCCATCCGTCATCTGCACAGCCAGACCTACGGCCACGAGCGACCAAGCTGGGCCGCCAACCGCCAGTACCTGATGAGCAAATGGGACTTGGGATGAATAGCCGCAGATACGGTTTCTGGGAGAGTGTGAACTTCTGCGTCGAATGCGACGCGATCCTCGGGATGCTCGACGAGATGTATTCCGACGCCGCCTGCCCTTATTGCGGCCACGCGAGCGGTGGCACGGTCTGCGATACTCGGCCCGGCGCCCGCCGCAAGGTGTATACGGGGCCATGGTGGAAATTCTGGCAATGGGAGTGGGAGTACAAATGAGCACCGACCAACCCGACGCCCCCGTGCGTCTCGAAGTGACCGTCAAGGGGCAAGCCTTCCTGTTGACCCTGGACGAGGTCGACGCCCTTTATGAATCTCTCAGCCGCTTCCTGGGTAGGGGTCTCACGAACCCTGGGCCGCCGATCAGGCAGGCGCCGTGGCACTCCGACGTCGTGTGCGATACCCCGTGTAACTGCCCGCACCAGAGCGTTTTGCCGTCGCAGTCCGGGCCATGGGAGTGGGAGTACAAATGAGCACCGCCACCTCCGAACCGACAGACCTCGACGGCCACCCTAGCGTCGACGTCGAATGCTTTATGGAAATCCAGGCGCACGACCGACTCATTCGGCTCCCCTTTAAGGACGCGATGGATCTCCGGGACCGCTTAGTCGAGGCCGCGGCAGGGCTCCCACATCTGAAATCTGCAATCTGAAATCCGATATCCAGCCACCCGCCCCACCACCCCTTCACCAGTCTCTTCTCTGGAGTAATCGATGTCTACCGATCCGCAAGAACCCGCCGAACCCGTGGCACCGGATCTGGGCGTAGAAGACGCCCTGATGGCCACGGCAGCCGATCCGCCGCCCGCGGACCCGCCCGTCGATCCACCCGCCGATCCACCGCCCACAGACCCCAAGCCACCGGAACCCGGCGATCCACCGCCGGCCCCGGCACCCGAACCTTCGCCGGAACCTACACCTGCACCGGCACCGGCACCGCCGAACATCCGGCAGTTGGTCCAGAGCGAGTGGGGCGTCGATATGTCGCCCTACCAGAGCGACTACGAGGCCATCCGGGCGATGGTCGAGGCCAAAAAGCTCGTGGGGGTCCGCAACGACGATGCCGTGCTGGGCCGGGCCATCCGGGACAGCGGGCGCGAGGGCGACGTGCGGGCGATCCTCTCGGGGCAGCAACCGCAACCACCGCAACCGCCGGCACCGGAGCCGGAAGCCCCGGTGAGTATCCAGGAGTTGCGTTATCTGGCAACCCAGGTCACCCGGGACGAATCGGGACGGCTGGTCCCCGTTCCCGGCGCGGCACCCGACGCAGCCAACCGCTTTCAACAGGCGGAAGAGCGCTATCAGGCACAGATCGACCGCGTGGTCACCCGGCCCGAAGAGGTCGTCGCCCCGGTGATCCAGAAGCAGCTCGCCGAGTTCCAGTCGCAGATCCAACGGCAATGGGATCTCCAGCAGCAGCAGGCGAGGCAGGCGCAGGAGATCGCCGGCTGGGCCCAGCAGAACGCCTCCTGGCTATTCAACGGGGGTAACCCGCAGCAGGACGTGTCGCCTCAGGGACGGCAGTGCTGCCAATTGTTCGACCGGGCCGTGTCTTCGGGCATGCCCCCGAACGCCGCACTGGAGTACGCCACCGCAGTGGTGCGGAGCCAACAGCCTCAGCAGCCTCCACCCCCGCAACCGAAACCGCAGGCGACCCGTCAACCGGCCGTGGGCACCCCGCCGGCCGAGACGGAAGAGCAATTGGAGAAGCGCCTGCAGGACATGGATATCGTCGAGGCCCTGATCGCCCGTGCCGAGCACGATGCGGCGATCGCGGGAACGGCGGGATAAAACTAACAGACCACCAGTCGCTTCCGGAGGAGGGGCGGCTGGTGCGAAGCGGGGCCGGGGACGACACTCCCGTAGCGGACCCGACCCGGCCCCGCACTTTTCTCTCCCAACTATTCGGGATCTCCGAATGGTTCCCTCCTCCGCGCTACCCCCGCCTTTTCTTCTCCCACCTCCTCCCCAGCGCACCCGAGCCGACCCGGTTACCGCGCCAGACGACCCACATGGTTTTTTTGTGGTAACCCAACCTCCGTTTTTAGGAGGAGCAATATGGCTCAGATTGAAAATTGGGCACGGCCTGACATTTCTACTCTGCAAGCGCAGATCAAGAAACTCACCGAGCCCTGCATTCGCGATCACGTTCTCCTCGCGATGATGAGGAAACGTGGCCGGATCAGCTACGGCCACTCTGGCAAGAACCCGAAGTGGCGCGTCAAGTGGCGGCGGTTCGAGCCGCTTCCCAACGACGACATGGACACGATCAACGCACCGCGGCGCAATCGGTACAAAGAGGCCGAGCTGCCGTGGCGATCGTATCGTATGGCCGAATCGTACTCCAAGTACGAGACGCTGGTCAACCAGGGCAAATGGGCCCTGATCAAAATCGTATCCCAACTCGCCAAGGACATGGCGGCCGACGCGAACGAATACTTCGCGATGGAACTCTATCGAAACGGCGACGCCTCGGGATACACCGACAGAATCCACGGCCTGGAGTCCGTGTTCACCGAGGCCGACGCGGCGATCTCCGCGAGTAACACGCCCTGTCTCGCCCCGTCCGGAACTTCCTACGGCGGGCTCAACAGCGTGTTGGGCACCTACGGCGGGTCCTGGACGACCTACTGGCCGCTGGGCACCGGGCCCATGCGGTATCACTTCTGGTCGCCGATGATCATCGATCATTCGGCCACGTTCTGGCCGGACGACAGCGATGAGTGGAAGTACACGTGGCAGAAGTGCCTCCGGTTCGCGGAAATGTACCAGATGAAGCTCCACAAGAAGCGTGTGGACCTCTGGTTAATGGACCCCGAACTGGAGCGCCAAGCCAAGGACTCCATGCTCGACAAGGAACGGGTGCTCGTCAATTCCAACGATGAACTGAAGTCCCTGGGCTTCGGCAAGGCGTGGAACTGGGAAGGCACCCCGATCATGTCCGAGTACGGCTGCACGGCCGATTCCGCCTACGGGATCAACTGGAGCGCCCTGGAGTTGAAGAGCATGCAAAAGCAGCTCTTCGCCACCAGCAACGCGCCCGAGTGGGACGTGCAGGCCAAAAAGCTCGACATCGATTTCTGGGGTAACCTGTTCATCAGTACCCCGGCCCATCTCTGCAAGATCACCTCGTAAGAAAGGAGGTAAGTGATTATGAGTATCCAATCCGTGCTTCCATTTGAGCGGGGCACTACGTTGTGTGACGGTTACGTCACGCCGAACGACACGACCTTCATGCACCTTGAAGGCCGCGTCTACGAGGTACCCGACACGAACCACGGCACCGGGTCGATGGTCCAGTTGCGGGTGGTCAAGAACGACAGCGGCGCGGCCTTCACGGCCACGCACATGCGCAAGTGCGTATCGTTCTCCTCGACCACCAAAAACGACTGGGGTTGCCGCGTCGACGGGCTGGCGAAGACCGACGGCGAGTTGTGCAAGCCGATCGACGACGAGTACTACAACCAGAACGCGACGATCCCGGACAACGATCTGTTCTACGTGGTCGAGAGCGGGCCGGTGGACGTGCTCAGCCGAACCGACAACCTCCTCACCGCGGCCAAGCAACTCGTCTCGGTCGCCGGCGGGGGTGGCCTGCTCGACATCGCGTCCGACGGCCACTACGGGGTCGGCATGGCCACCGAGGCCCCGGCCAGTACGGCCGCCTCGACCGCGTTCTGCGTGTTCGTCAACGCGGGGATCGCGAACGTGAAGACCGGCGCCGCAGGCACGGCTCAGTAAACCCTTCCGGGCCGCTTTTCTGACGGCCCTCTTCATATGCCCGCCAGGCGGACCTCGCCGGTACCCCGACATCCCATCGGGGACCGCCGCGGCCGGCTTGGCGGGCCTCTCACCAACCCCCTCGCCCCAGAGACCGCCATGTACAAGATCACCATCGCCCGTCCCACCGGTTACAAGTTGGAATGCCCCGAGATCGGGACGTTCCTAATGGACTTCACGGCACGCGTCCGGGACTTCCCGGACGTCGGCCTGATCGACACCTTCAACGTCCAGAACCCGCGGATCGCGATGTGCCGCAACGCCTGCGTCGCGCACGCGCGGGACGTCGGGTCCACGCACATCCTCTGGCTCGATCCCGACATGGTGATCGACCGCTACGTGCAGCGGACGGCCGACGGCCGCAGTGTCCCGGGCCGGGCCAAACCGTTCTTCCCCGTCGCCTGGGACTTCATCAAGCGGCACGCCCAGGCCTACGGGCCCTGCGTGGTCGCCGCACCTTACGCGAGTTGCTACCCGCACCGCGCCATCCACGTGTTCGCCGCCAGTACGACCGGGAACAGCCTAGCCCGGATCACCCACGCCGAAGCGGCCAAGCTCAGCGGCTGGACCCAGGTCCGAGCGGTCGGGACCGGGTGCATGCTGATGGACGTAAAGGTCTTCGACCGCCTACAGGAGCCCTACTTCGACGACCTGTTTAAGACGGTGGCCCACGCCGACCTGCACCACAGCCAGGACGTGCGGTTCTGCCTGAAGTGCGCGGGCGCCAAGGTACCGATCTACGTCAACTGGGATTGCCCGGCCGGCCACTACCAGAACACGATCGTCGAAATGCCGGGTTGGGATTCGGGGAAACCGCCCGAGTCGATCATCCCTACGGCCGCCGATCCCTCGGTCCCGCTGCTGGTCATCCAGGGCGAGGGCGATACCTCTTGGAATAAATAGGAGTTTACCGCATGGTCGATCAAGCCTATCGGTCTCAAACCGTCTCCATTGCCAGTTCGCAGATGACCAGCACGACCTTTCAGGTCGCCGATGCGATCCTGGGCGGCCAGGTCATCTTCCCCGCCGAGATGACCGCCCTGACGGCCGGATTCATCGCGTCCACGGGTCGCATCTCGACGAATTTCTACGAAGTCTGCGGGAGCGACGGAGAGGCCGACACGCTGACGATCTCGACCAGCAAATCGGTCCAACTGCCGACCAGCGTCCTCTGCCATCACACGGTCAAACTGGTGACCGTCCGTGCGGAGGGCGGTCCCCGCACGCTGGTGGTCTCCCGTAAGTAACGCCATGGCTCACTTCGCGCGAGACCCGACGGGCCGACTGATCCCCCACCGGCTCCAGGACGTCTTCCGCGACCGGGCCCAGTTGCGGCAGTGGGTCCGCAAGATCGAACGCCTCAAACGCGAGTTGTGCCAGGTGAGCCGGGGCCCGGCGGGCGCCACGCTTCCGCTGGACGACCTGCTCGAACGGCTCGATTCGATCCGGCACGACGTCGCCGGCTCGATGCCCTACTGCCGGTGCGTCTGCCCGACTTCCGTACCCGTCGACGAATGTCCTTACTGTGGAGGCCGCGAGTGGCTGACCGTCCACCAACGCCGAAAGGTCTTAGAGAATACTGCGACGTGACCCTTCAGGGCGTGCTATGCGAGCAGCCCACCGTCACGTTTGTGCCGGGCCAGGGTGCCTTTTGCGAGGTTCACGTGGCCGTCGAGGGCCAGCGGTACCCGGTCCGGTTCTTCCAGGACGACGCCGAACGCGTGGGCGAGATGCCCTCGGGCAGCGGCGTGCAGATCGAAGCCACGCTGGAGCGCGAGGAATGGAAGCTCCAGGTCGAGCACCACTTCCGCCACCGCCACGCCATCAACGCCTACGCGGTTCGACAAGTCAGCCAGCCCGACCGCGACTGTCCCGTAGGAGAAGATCAGCCGTGAGTACCAAGAAGGATCTCGCCGAGAAGTACGCCAACCAACTCAAGCGCGCGGTGAGCGACCGCGTGGACGTGCGCCGGGTACTCGGGGACATCACCCGGGAGTTCGGTGGCCCCGCGGGTCTGGCCCGCGAATTCAAGCAGGAATATACCGCCTGCGGGGACGCCCACCATATCCGCGTGCGGATGCTGACCGACCTGATGAAACTGATGGCCACGGTTACCCAGTACGAAGACGAGCTGGATGCGCTGACCGACGAGGACTACGAGGCCGAGATGCGGATCGTGCTCACGGAACTTAACCTCGCCCCGGAAGATTCGCCCGAACCACTTGAAGGTCCCCGTGAACCGGTCCCCGCTGAAACTGGATGAGGCGCTCCGGCGGGCGGCTACCCGGTACGCACCGGCGGAACCGACGCCGGACAGGCCACCGCTCGACTCCCGGCCCGCGCTGCTGGCCCAGGCTCGGCGGATGGTGCGTGCTCGCATCCACCGGCGGATGGAGGGGCTACGGCTCTACCGGCCGCTACCTCCGGCGGCCGCCTTTCACGACTCCGCCAAGCGTATCCGTATCCTCTGCGGGTCCAACCAGAGCGGCAAATCCCTGACGGCAGCCGCCGAAGTGGCGATGGCCGTGACGGGGATGGCCAAACATAACTTTCCCGTCGCCGGTGGTAATGGGCTGGTAGTCGGACAGAGCGAAGACCACCTGGGCGACCCGATGTACGCTCGGTTGTGCCTTCCCGGCGCCTTCTCGATCATCCGGGACGAGCAGACCCGCCGGTGGCGTTCGGTCCGTCCGGACCCGAACGACCCGCTCAAGCTCGATCCGTACGACGCAGCCTACCGTGAGAAGTGGCAAGACGCACCACCGCTGTTGCCGCCGCGGGTCATCAAGGGGAATCCTAGCTGGCAGGACAAGTCTAAGGGCGTCCCGCGCAAGATCACGCTGCACAATGGCTGGAAGCTCCTATGGTTGCCCGGCGGGTCGAAGCCGAAGCGTGGCTCGCAATGGCACCTCTGGTGGTTTGACGAGGAAATCGAAGATCAGTCGCACCTACCCGAGGCCCTGCGTGGTTGTCTGCGGTTCGGCGGCAAGGGGTTCTGGAGTGCGACGCCGGAAACGGGTGGCGTCCAACTCTACGAACTTTACGAGCGGGCGGAGGCCGGCGACCGGGACGTCGGGGCATTTCCGCTCTATCTCGAAGAGAACCCGTACTACACGGACGAAGAGAAAGAGGCCTTTTACAACTCGCTGGACGAAGACCAGCGGGCCGTGAAGTACTTCGGGAAATTCGCCTTGGCCGGCCGGCGGATTTATCCGATGTACGAGCCGATGGGCGTCCACGGCTGCGAGCCGTTTGCGATTCCCGAGACGTACACCCGCTACGTCATACTCGACCCCGGCCGCCAGCATATGGGGACGATCTTCGCCGCCGTCGATCCCGACGAGCAGTACGTCTACATCTACGATGGATTCGATCTACGGAACGCCGACGCCAACCGCTGGGCGCAGCGGGTCAAGCAACGGCAGGGCGATACGCGGTTCGAGGCGATGGTGATCGACAAGCGCTGCGGGAAGACCAAGCCTATCGCCGCCCTGGAGACGGTCGCGGAACATTACTGGCGGGCGCTGGAAGAAGTGGGTATCCGGCCCCGCACGCCCGGTCCGATGTACGGATTTTTCCCCGGCTCAGACGACGTGTCGGCCCGGGAGGAGGCATTGCTGGACTGGATGCGTATCCGCGGCGCCGGCCCACACCGGGGCACCGCCCGACTGAAGGTCTTTCGCGGTGCGATCCCGGACCTCGATACCCAGATCAAGCACGCCCACTACGATCTGAAGCGGCCCGACAAGCGCGTCGAGTTGCAAGAGGACGTACTGGACTGCCTCGAATACCTCGCCGCCTTCAATCCGCACTATCGCGAGCCCGAGCCGATCGAGGCGAGCCAGCAGGACAAACTGATGGCCGTCTGGGAGGCCAAGCAAGCCCGCCTGAAACGCCGCCGGCCCGACGAGGGCCACGTCTACGGCTAATCCAGCCACCCGTCCCACCACCCCATCACCAGTCGAGGAGTTTTGATCGATGTCTACCAATCCGCAATCGCAAGCCGTCCCGCCGGAACCGCCCCCGTGGAGTCTACCCGAGGTCTATCCGGGCGATCCCGTGATCTACGCGCGCGACGCCGCCCAGTTGGACGCCTGGCTGCAAGAGGAAGAGAACCGCCGCCTGGCAGCCTGCAAGGCGATCGAGGGCGAGGCGTACAACGGCCCCGAGCCGCGGCCCATCGACCCGCAACTGACCAGCCGGGTCACCGCGGGCACGATCGTCCGGGTCTCCGGGGATACGGTCGATCTGGCCATTTTCGGGAACGGCTACGGCTCTCGTGTGAGTTGCCGCCACCGCAGCGACCCGAAGCTCGTGACGCATCCGCACCTGATCACCGACGACGAGAATTCCGGGGTCTTCGTCCTGGCCCGCACCGAAATCCAGCGGCGACGGCTCCTGCTCGCCTACGAGGCGGTCGAGACCTCGCTGGCCGACCTGACGGGACGCGTGACCCGGCTCGAACATGCGGCGGTCGAGACCTCGCTGGCCGACCTGACGGGACGCGTGACCCGGCTCGAACATGCGGCGCAACCGCCTTCTCAGCCCGCGCCGCAGAAAAAGAAGCCGCAGAAAACGAAATAGCAAACTGACGCATGGATATTCTCCACTCGCTGACGACGCTCTGGGAAAAGCGTATCCGCTACGCCGAAAAGGTGAAGCGGGACCAGTTCGGGCGCATGGCCGACCGGGCATGGAAGTTCCTCGGCAAGAACTACGAGGACCTCTACCTGGGCACCGATGGGGCGGAGAGTTTCCCGCACAGCGAGCACCGGGTTCGGCGGAACATCACCGCCGAATACCGGGCCCTGATGCTGCCGACGATCCATCATAAGGTCCCTCACCGGTTGGTCAGCCCGAGCCGGCCTCCGCTGCCGCCCGAACTGGAGGCCCTGCTACAAGGGCCGCCCATGCCGGCGATGCCCGGGATGCCTCCGCCGATCTCCCCGGCCTTGCAACAGCGGATGATCCTCGACCAGCAGGATGCGATCCGGTCGTGGCTCATGCAGTTCACGCTCAATCACTGGCCGAATCACGAGTACAACCTGCGGGACGAAACGCGGCAAGCGGCCACAGAGGCGCTGATCAAGGGCCGGGGAATCGTCGTGCATTCGCTGATCCCCGGCATTCACGGGTACGTGCCGGCCTCGCACTACATGTCCGTGGACAACCTGTTGATCGATCCCGACACCGAGCACGCCGTCCGCGACGCCGGCTGGATCGCCCTGAAGTACCGGCGGCACGTCTGGAAACTTGCCGAGGAGTTTGAGATTCCCCGCGATGAGATCCGCGGCAAGTACAAATCGGCCATGGAGCGGTCGCTGGAAGACTCGCCTGCGGACGCGGCCTCAGACGAAAAGGGGGACGCCGACGAGAAGGAGCGGGACGTGGTGGACGTGTACTACGTCTACTCCCGCGCCGGGCTGGGCCAGAAGTTCCTCTCCGCGGACGAGGATATCAAGCGGGTCGCCCAGTCGATGGATGACCTGGGGGACAATGCGTTCCTGGTGATCTGTCCGGGGGTGAATTACCCGCTGAACCTCCCGCCGCATATCGCCACGCTGCCCGACGCCCGGGATGAGATCCAGGCCCGGCTCTCCTGGCCGATCCCGTTCTACGCGAACTACGACAATCCCTGGCCGTTCACCCACCTGGACTTCTACAAGAACCTAGACAACGTCTGGTCTGCGTCGCCGCTGGAAGGCGCGATGCCCCTACTGTCGTTCCTGGACCATGCCTACGGCTACCTGATGAGCCGGGTGCGGACGACCAGCCGGGATATCATCCTGGCCGCCGCGGAGTTGGAGGACGCCCTAAAGAAGGCTATTGTCAGCGGGCGAGACCAGGAAGTCGTCACGGTGGACGGCAAGACGGTCGAGGATCTTGGCAAACTGGTCGAGGTACTCCAGTTCCCATCGGTGCAGAAGGATCTGTATCAGGTGATCGCCATGGTCGAGCAGGCCGCCGAGCGGGCGACCGGTTTGACCGCGCTACTCTACGGCAATCAGGGCAAGAGCCAGATGCGTTCTTCGGCCGAGGCCCAGATCCGCCAGGACAACACGATGAGTCGGCCGGAGGATATGGCCGAGTGCGCGGAGCGGTGGCACAGCGAGATCGCCCGAGCCGAGGGCTTTATGGCGCGCGTGATGGTCGCCCCGAACACGGTAGCACCGTTGTTCGGCGAGGCCGTCCAAGAGTCGGCGATCGGCCCGCTGATGGGGCCGTTGACGCAGGCCTGGGCGCAGTTGGTGAACACACCCGACCCGCTATTGGCCGCGGCCGAACTCTCGTACACGATTGAGGCGGGCAGCGGTCGCCGCAAGAACAAGCAGAAACAGCAGCAGGACGTGGAGATCCTCAGCCAGAATCTCTTCCAGCCGCTGTTGGGTTACGCCGCCCAGACCGGCAACGTCGGACCGATCAACGCCCTGGTCCGGCTTATCGGCGACGCGCACGAGATGGACGTCCGCGAGATGATGTTTCCACCGCCCATGTTGCCTCCCCCGGGCGCCGGCCCACCGGAAGGAGAACCCGCACCCGCACCCCCAGGAGCGTAAACGATGATCCTCCGTTCCCCCGAGTACAACCGCAGTAAGCCACCGCGGCGACAAGGCAAACGCAGCCCGCTGGGCGTGCCGAACATCCAGACGGACGCCACGTTCATGCGCGGCCGGCTGCTGTCGGACGAGTTTGGCGGCGACGTGGCCACCCGCCGGGCCTACGAGGCCAAGGCGCGGGCCGCGGGGGTCAATCCCACAGGTAAGGTCTATTCGCGACCGCTGGCCTCCGGGCCGGGCGATCCCGAGGCGTGGATCGACGGCAAGGCCGACGTCCGTCGGATCTGCGAGCAACGCGGGATCGGTTGCGAAGGGGCGGTCACCGTCAAGGGCCGTGAGGTGGAGCCGTTCGATCCGGAGACGGCCCGGATCGCCGACGACATCGTGCAGACCGAAGTGGAGCGGCGGTTGGGCGACAACGAGGCCACGCCGCAAGAACGGGCCGATCTGGCGGAACGGGTTCAAGCGGACCTATCACCGGCATAAACGGCGAGAGACGTAACCAATGGCCGCTATCAGCAAAATCGCGTGGGGAGGGCCTTGATCCATGCCTCCAGGAATCTCGTTGAACTTCGTCGTCTACACCGATCCGGTCTTCGGGGGCAATGCCGATTTCGGCGGCTTCGACGTGACGAACATCGGTGCCCAGACGGCCAGCGGTGACTATACGGTCGACAGCGACTCGGCCGGGGTGGTGTTGGGCGACGGGCAGGACTGGCGAATCTACAGCGACGGGGAGTTGTACCTTGACCGCCTGGTCGGAGGCGGCGGGATCACCACCGACGCCGCGCATTTCTACGGTCCGGCCACGTTCTATATGGGCGTCTCGGGGAGCGAATACAAATTCTACTGGGCCACGGACACGGTCGTCCAGTCCGACGCCGATATCAATCTGATCGCGCCGAACATCACGGTCAAAATCGCCAAAGACGGCAAGGGCTACGTGAATCTGACCGACGCCAATGCGCTAACTACCGGGGCAACCTGGGTGGTGAACGTAGCGTCCAACGTGCAGCGGCACGGTGGTGCGGCCCTCTCGGAGATGACCCGCGCCAACGGCGCGATTGGCTCGCCGACCGCGGTGGTGGACACCGACCAGATCGGGGCGTTTTCGTTTCGCGGCTACGACGGCACGAGCGTGTTGAACCGCGCCCAGTTCGGGGCGGTCGTACACGATACGGTCGGTACCGGCGTGATCCCGATGGCCCTGTTTTTCGCCACGGGTGACACCGCGGCACCGGCCACGCGGATGTATATCGATCCGGACGGCAACGTGGGGATCGGCACGGAGACGCCCTATTACCCGCTCGACGTGAACGGGGCGATCGGTCTTTTGGAAAAGTCGGTCGATCCCGCCGAGCCGAACGACGGGCAGGCCGTGATCTGGCTCAGCGACGGCACGGGAAAGGGCGACGACGGCGACGTGATGATCGCCGTGCAGGCCAATAGCACGACCAAGTACGGGACACTCTTCGATTATTCCGCTGGAACTGGCTGGTAGAAAGGAATGGGCGATGCGTTGTGAAGAAGTTGGTGACGGGCACGCGGTCTTCGTGAAAGGATCCATGGCGGTCGAGAAGCTGCCAGAGCTCCGCACGCTGCTGGTCTGTACTCCACGCGGGGACGTGACCTTCACGTTCCCGGCCTCACAGTTGGCTGCGCTCCGCGATGCGATTGACGAAGTTCTGGCGACTGCCGGCGGCGATCCGGAAGAGGTATTGACGGTATATGCCCCAAACGAAATGGCGGAGGCTATTCATGGCACAAATTACAATTGACATCCCCGCGGACAAGCTTCCGCGGGTCCTCAGCGCGGTTGAGGGCCTTTGGCCGATCCCCGAGACCGACGGCGTGCCGGACCACACGGCGGCCGAGTGGGCCAAAGCGAAGCTGATCGGGTGGATTCGCACGACGGTGCATCGCTGGGAATGCAAAGCGGCGCAAACGGGCGTGGTGCCAGACGAAGACATCGCCAGTTGAGGTAACAGCCATGGCGGGCGAAATCAATCTGAAACATACGGCGACCGGAGCGACCATTAAGGCGCTTATCCTCGATGCGAACCGCACGCAACGGTGGAACGGCTCCGCAATGGTGGCCATCTCGTCGGTGGCGGACGCCGATTGGGCAACGGGGCTCGTGGCCTGCACCGAACAGCAGACGTCGGATGCCACGGATACGGCAGTCTACGTTGGCAACTGGCCGGCGATTACGACGGCCGGCGATTACACGATCCTGTTTTTCAGCGGTGCGTCGCCGGCGCCGGGAGACCGAGCGGTGGGAGTCCAGGATTATCCGGTCGGTATCGGGGCTGCCCTTACTCAGCAAAACATCCGCGATGCGATGAAGCTGGCGCGCACGGCGGGGACGCCGCCGGCCGGGTCGGTCGATAAAGACCTGGAAGACATCGTCACCAAGACCGATCAACTTGCGTTTACGGACGGCGACGTGAAGGCCACGCTGGACGGGGAGACGGTAACCCTCGACTCCGATTACGACGCGGCGAAGACGGCGGCGGCAGCCGGAGCAGCCATGTCCCTGACTGCCGCCGAACGGAACAGTATTGCCGACGCGTTCCTAAACCGAGGGACGAGCAATATCGAGGATACGGCCGACAAACACTCGGTCGGCGCAATGGTTATGATTGCTACCAACTCGTCTATTTCGGGCACCACGTTGACCGCCAAAAAACCGTCGGATGACTCGACGTTCCAAACTTATACCATCACCGTCTCCGCCGATGCCGATCCGATTACGGGAGTCTCCTGATATGGCTGCTGGATGGCGAGATCTGTTTGCGCTGGTACTGGGCTGGAAGTCGTCCGACGAGTTTCAGCCGTCGGCCGACACGGTGATCCGCCGCCGCCCCACGGTTGCCGATAGTACCATCCGCCGCAGGCCATCCCAGGCCAGCAGCACGATCCGCCGCCGATCCTCGGTGGCATCCAGTACGATCCGGAGGCCCAGGTGAGCGCCCCACAACTTCTGACCTACCGCGACGCGGTCGACCAGGCCATGGCCTACGTGGGCCACGGCATCGGTTCGGCAGCCCAGGCCGATATCTACCGTGCGATCCACGGGGCGCTCCGCGAACTCTGCGACGCGCATCCGTGGTCGTTCCTCTTCAAACACCACCGCATCTACCGGTATGCCCCCGAGACCACGGGGACGATTACCTACGATCACACGGGCGGTACCTACGAACGCGAACTGACGCTCTCCGGCGCCACGTGGCCCAGTTGGGCGGAGGACGCGGTGGTCCGGATCGACGGCCTGATCCACCACGTCGAGGCCCGCAAGTCGAGTACCGTGGTGACCCTGGACGTGAATTTGAATCCGGGCGCCGACGTCGATGCAGGGACGTCCTTCTCGATCTGGCCGGCTTACCATGCCCTGCCACACGACTTCATCGCCATGTCGGAACCGTGGGATGAGTCCCTGTGGCGGTTCGGCACGCCGGTAGACTACTCGCAGTTCCTCAGTCTCCAGCGATACGAGTCGCATACGGGGGACGTCCGCCATTACTGCATCCGGGGTATCGACGACCTGTACGGTGCGCAGGGTCTTTACCTGCATCCGCCCACGGATTCCGACGAGACGATCGACTTTATCTACCGGCGGGCGCCCAGGCAACTCCGCTACTCCGGGATGGACTCGTCGGTGGATACGGCCGGGACGATCACCGTCACCGCCGCCAGTACGGCGGTCACGGGCGCCAGTACGGCCTTTGACGACGCGATGATCGGGTCGGTCCTGCGGATCGGCCGCAGTGCGTCCAACGTGCCCACCGGCCTGGACGGACTCTATCCGTTTGCCGAAGAACGGGTCATCGTCGACGTGACCAGCGCCACGGTCGCCACCCTGGACGCCAACGTCGCGACCACCCGCAGCGGCGTGAAGTATTGCGTCTCCGATCCGATCGATATCGACCGGGCGGCGTACAACGCCTTCATGCGGTGCGTGGAAAAGCACCTGGCAATCGGCCGGAATATGAAACACAAGGGCGACGCGCTGGCCCTCTACGAAGAGGCGCTGCGCAAGGCCAAGGGGACCGACAACCGCGTCCGGCAGCGGCAGGTCGCCGGCGAGGTCACGCGCTACCCCTCGCGCATCTACGACACCCCAATCGGCACCGACGTGCCCTAAGCGGAGGATTTTTTGGATGGTCAATGTTTCCGATACAGCCCAGCACGCATTGAGCGTGGCCATGGGGAATCCGGCGTCGGCGGCGCAGATCGTCGATATCCTGGACAGCGTGGACAACTTGGCGGGCGTGACCGCGACATCGAGCGAGCTGAACCGCCTGGACGGGATCGGCACGCCCACGGCCGGGAAGATTCCCATCGGCGACGGAGATAGCCTGGTATGCAAGGCCGTCTCCGGGGACCTTACGCTTTCGCAGACGGGGACGGCGACGCTGGCTACCGCCACCAAGGCGATCAAACTGCCGCTAAGCGAGTTTCGGCAGGTGGCGGCGATCAAGGATGCGCTGCCGGACGCCGCCGACGGAACCACCCTGGGGCTGGCGGATACACCCGGTGCCCCGATCTTCAGCAGCGACATCACTAACGATACGGCGACGGAAACGGCCGGCATTATCGTCAATATGGAGCCGACGTACGTGGCCGGCGGCGATGTGTCCGTGGACGTCTATTGCGAGATGGTCACGGCCCGTCGCGTCACGTCGACCGTACACGCCGAACTCTACAACCTGGCCGTCGACAGCGTCGAGTTGCCGAGTGACATCACGGAGACCACCGCCACGGTCCTCACCCCCGGCGAAAACTACGCCGCCTACTCCTTTGCCGTCGATGCGACCGATCTCTCGCCGGGCGATAGCGTCTACCTCAAGCTCACCGTCGACTGCGACGATACGGATGGAACCACCTCGGGGGCCGTGCGCATCTCCGGCGTGGTTCTCAATCAAACCTGCAAAAGTTAACGAAGGAGCCTTTTTATGGCACTCTCCGGTAATGCCCAAAACTCTCTGGCAATCGCGCTCGGTCAAGAGGGCGCGGCAGCGGCGATCTGCGACGCGATCGACGCCAACACGATCAAGACCTCGATTAACGCCGTGCAAGCGGCGGCGATCGTGGCGAACACCGCTAAGACGTCCTACTCGGATGCTGCGGCGGTGGCGCTGAATACTGCCAAGACCTCGTACGCGGATGCGGCGGCGGTGACACTCAACACTGCCAAGACGTCGATGCCGACCATCGACATCACCACGTCGGCGGTGACGGTCACCACGGCCGCCATTGCCCGCCGCTTTGACGAGTTGGTCACCGCCATGGTCGCCGACGGACACGCCGCCTGATGGAACGTCCCGAGGAATCCGTTCGTATCCGGCGGTTCGAGGGCCTGGTCTCCAATCGCGGAGCCTTCCCCGAGAAACCGGGGGAGGCCAAGGTCCAGACGAACCTCCGCTGCCGGTCTCCGGGTCAACTGGAGGTCCGCGGGGGGATGCGGCAACTTCAATTCGAGGCGTAACCGATGGCGGCGTGGCAGTTTACGGTCGATCAGGGACAGGTGGTGATCAACTCGCCACTGCTGATCTGGTGGGAGGCGCCCGCCGGGTTCGATGACTTCGACTCCGCGACGCTGGACCTCACACGGTGGTCGCCCACCGGGTACTCCGAGTTATTGGATGACGAGGAGGCCACGGTTACGCCGAACGTCCGCGCCACGTACGCGTACCTGCCCACGGCGGTCGGTACTTACACCGCGACGTTCACGCTCACGAAGGGCGAGACGGCCGTCGGACCCGGCTACGTGACCTTCGAGTGCGTCGATCCCAGCGGCGACAATAGCGGCACGCATGGGGCAGGGCGGATCATCGAGGTCCAGGACTACGAGCTGCCGGAAGTAAACTACGTGGTGTGGGAGACGGTCAACGGCGACCTGGTGGCCCGTTCCGATCCGAGTTAGCTATGCGTGGAAGTATATATACTCCACGCAGCTAACTCGACTTGAGGTGATATGGCACTCCTGAAGACAGGCTTGAATACGTTCCAACCGCTCACGATGGCCGTGGGTCCGGACGGTGCTCTGTACTGCGCCAATGGGATCGACCGCCCGCAGCGCTGGGACGGCCAGACCTCGTCGGCGGAAAACGCGGGGATCGATGCGGCCAGTACGGCCGTCTCGATCGCCGGCACCGGTTCGGGCACCATCTGGGGCGAGTACGCCGCGTACGCCCGGTACGTAGACGACGAGGATACGCCCTCGAACCTCACGCCGATCGCCCGAACGTCGATCGCCTCGGGGGCCGCGGGAAGCGGGTTCAACTACAGTAACATCCCGGTGTCCGGCGATTCGCGGGTCACGGGCCGGCAGTTATGGAGGACGGCCCATGACGGCGAGGGACTGGCGATCTACCTGGACGCCGAGATCGCCGACAACAGTACCACCACCTACACCTCGACCCGGACCGATGGGAACCTGATCGTCCAGTCCTCGATGCGGATGCAGACGATCGACGGCTACCCGAACGCCAACCGGTTCGGGCCACCGCCGGATCACATGGGGATCGTCGCCTGTTTCCGCGACCGGATGTGGTACGCCGGGGCCTCGGAGTACACTTACGGCTCGGTCTCGATCAGCGGGACCCACGTGCAGGTCGAGGGTGCCCGGTTCCACTCCCGGATGGTCGGCCGAAAGCTCCGGGCCGCGGGGAAGTTGGAGGGCACGATCTCGGCGGTGCCGACCTCGACCACCCTGACGTTGACTACATCGCAATCGAGCGGGTTCGGGACCTCGGGCGATCATTACTCGATCCACGCGGGTGCCGACGAGCGGGACCGGGTCTACTTCTCGGAGTCCGGGGAGCCCGAGTCCTTCCCCCGGGATTCGGACGGCAACCACGTCAACGTCCTGCAACTCCAGCAAGACGGCGACCCGGGGATCAGGGCCTTGATGCCCCTGTACTCGTACCTGTTCATCTTCAAGGGCCAGCACGTCTACCGGCTCAGTACGGCCGGGGACCCGCGCCGGGACGCGCAGGTCTCGCTGGTCGCCGAGCGGGGGTGTATCAACCAGCGATGCTGGTGCCGGGTCGAGGGTACGGCCATGGTTATGGACGAGGGCGGCTTCTACGTGTTTAAGGGGATGGAGACCGCGCCGACCAGCGTACCGATCCAGGACTTCTTCTGGGGCCGGATCAACTGGGGCCGGAAGCGATGGTTCCACTGTGCCCACGCCCCGGGCGAGCAGGTAGTGCGGTTCTTCGTGGCCCTGGACAACAATCAATGGCCCGAGCACGCGCTAACGTACAACTACCGCATGGCCCAGTGGCACCTCGAACAGTACCCGTATGCGATCGGTTGTTCCGGCCAAGTCGATCTCGGTGGGCAGGTTCGCCAGATCGCGGGGACCGAACAGGTCGTCTCGGTCATGGATGAGGGCGTCTTCGACGGATGTGCCCCGATGGCCACCAGTTACGCGGAAACCGCCGGGTCGCTTCCCGGGGGACAGGTCCAGGGCACGGTCGATTCGGGCACGGCCACTACGATCGTGGACGCCGACGCCGATCTCGACTTCTCGGACTGGCACGTGGCGCCCACGGACGTCGGGGCCCCGGTCTCGGTGATCGCCGCGGACGGGAGTTGGCAGACGCGGCGGATCGCCTCGTTGCAGACGACCACCGGCACGATCACGGTCCAACAGGCCTTCACGACCACCAGTACGCTCGCCGGGAGTACATGGCAGATCGGGGCCGTCCAATATCAAGCCAAGTTCGGCACCTTTTCTTTTCTCCCTCAGGAGCAATCGAATGTCCGGCAACTGCAACTCCGGTTCAAGCCGCAAAGCGAGTCCTCGAAAGTCAACCTCCGCCAATACATCGACCACTCGACCACCGCGCAAACGGCCCAGGTCGACTACGACCCGAACGACGGGGCGGAAGTAAAGAGGTCGTCCGAGAATATCCAGGTCGACCTGACGCACACCCACGGGCACGTGCAATGGCGGTTCGACGACGGATTCGAGGGCACCGGTCCGGCGCCCCGGATGTTGGAAGTCGAGTTGGCGGGGGTCTCGGGCGCCGAGCGGACGAAGATTTACGAGCTGACCGTCGACGGGGTGGAATAGATGCTTTCCCGTCAAGCCTCACGGATCGTCGAAGCGTTTCGCTCGGTGGATTTCCCTGCCGAAGCGGCACAGGAGATTGCCAGCGCGCTCTGCGATGTGGACCAGGAGATCGAGCACCACGGGCCGGTCACCATCCGCCGGGACCTCCCGCGAGAGGATCGACAGTTCAGCCCGCGGACCGGGGATGAGAACCTGCACCCGGTCCCGCCCATGCGGGCACCGCGGATCACCGGGGCCTGCCTGACCCTTTCCAATCCGCCGATTGGCGATAGCGATCGGCGGGGCGAGAACGGCTTTACGCTCGACCTGCCCAACGGCGTGATGCGCAACCGGGGCGAGACCTGGGTACGGAAATGGGCGAAACTCACGGCCCACACCACGGTGATGGACGCCGAGAGTACCCGGATCAATACGTCCAGCGCCTACGTGAACGCCTACTACTACGCGGGCGACGGCGTCGAGTGCGGGGATAGCAAGGGGCGGGATGAGTCCGACACCCAGATCCGGATCTTCTACGCCAACGAGGACAATCGTCCGCCCGTCGGCTCGGTCGTCAGCTATCTGCGGGATCAGGATGGTCTAGCCTGGGGCGATATCAGCGGGGGCGCGGCGGCCAGCCCGCTCCGCTGGGCCAAGGCCACGACGGGCTGGGAGTGGCACGACGAGCAGGCCCATCTCGGCTACGTCGTCGCGCAGGAGGCCGAGGACCATCACGGCAATAACCTTTCGTCGACCACCACGCGGATCTACCTGGCCGGCTCTCCCAAGGCCGACCCGAACGTCCAGAAGAACTGGGTGATCGGCTGGCGGTACGACATCCACGGCGAGCCGGCCGCCGTCTGTGATCACCTGGACGCCCCGATCGGCCGGGTGGCGATGCAGGACAACCTGACGGTGCCCGGTGGCTGGGCGGCCTACACGACGATGGCGAGCTACTCGCCCGTCGGCTACGATTCCGGGAATTCCGATTACGACGCGATCGGCAAACAGGTCGGCAATCACCCGATCCGCCCGACCGAGCATAGCAGCGATGAGCCTTCGAGCGGGACGTCCACCTGGGGCGCCGCCGGATGGTACGATACCGGTTGGTGCCTGGACGATCACGCCGAGACCGACACCTTCACGTCGCAGACGGGCATTACCGTCCTGGTCACCTCCCCGCCCACCAGCGAGTCCCAGGCGGGCATCACGGTGCAGACGACTTCGCCTCCGACGAGCGCCTCGCAGACGGGCATTACGGTGCAGGTCACCTCCCCGCCGACCAGCGCCTCGCAGGCGGGCATTACGGTCAATGCACCGAGCCCCAGCGAGTCGAGTCTGACCCTTGACTCGCTTCAAGTCGTGGCCGCGGGCGGCGACACGGGGACGGCCGCGCTGACGATCGGCTCTCAAGCACTGGCGACCAACTCGGCCGTTGCCCCGATCTCCGTCACCGGCAACCTGGACGTCGCGGCGTTTACGGTGGCGGCCGACACCAGCAAGATCGTGATCGGCATCGGCACGCACGTCCCGCATACGCATGCGGCACTTGAAACCACCTGGACGTTCGATGCTCTGGGGGGGCACGAACTCAATCCTGATAATGGCCTGGATATCGAAACCGAGCCACCGTCCGGCACCTCCGACACCCACACGCACATCCTGGATGGGACAAGTACGCAATGCTGGTATTCCTACGAGGGCAACGATCATACGACCACCGAGTCGCACACGCTCACCCACGTCATCGCCCAGAATGCACACGATCATAATATCGCGGTCGGAACCCAGGCGATCAGCACGGCGAACCTGATCGTCACCGACGCGGGGCATACGCACCATGTCGGCGGTCACGCCCACACCGTCTCGCCCGACCCGCATTCGCACTCGCTCGGGGCCCACACCCATTCGCTGACCGGGCTGACCTACCAAGTCGATCTCCAGCACAGCCATTCAGCTACCGCCCAAGCCCATACGCACACGGTTGCCCACAGCCACTCGACGCTCGACGAGGCCCATACGCACACGGTTACCCATAGCCACTCGGTTACCGACCAGGCGCATACGCACACCGTTACGCACAGCCACTCGACCGACGATCCCAGCCACGCGCACACGACGCCGGTGCTGACACACACCGGCACGCTCTATCACCGCGAAGAGGACTTCCGGCCCCCGCTGAACACGATCCTGTTCATCCGGCGCGTCGGACCCGCTGACGACTAGGAGCCCCCGATGGCCTATCAATACGCCGACTACAATCCCAACTGGAATCCGTGGAGTTCCGGGCAACAATGGTTGACCGGCACGCGGCCGGTGGGACCTCAGCAGCAAGCGGCCCAGACCTACGCCGACGCCTCGATGTACGGGGCGGATCAAGGTTTACGGGGTTCGCTGGCCCAGACCCAGGGCTCGATGTGGAACACGGACCGTTCGGCCCGGGCCAATGAATACGGCTCGAACCTCGGCGCGCTGGCCTCGATGTACGGGTCCAACTTGGGCGCCACGGCCAACATGTACGGCAGCGACCGCGGGTTGCAGGGGATCCTGGCCTCCTTGCCGTGGAACTACGCGGGTCAGCAGTTGGCGGCCGACGCCAGCCGGGACGCATCGCGGTGGGGCGCCTATGGGAGCATCTTCGGCGGCTATTACCCGGCCCAGGCGAACATGTACGGGGCGAATCAGGCAGCCGGCGCCAGTATGTTCGGGTCGGGCATGGGCGCCCTGGCCAGTATGTACGGCTCGAATCAGGCGGCCGACGCCAGCCGGTACGGGTCCGGGATGGGCGCGATGTCGAATATGTACGGGGCGGACCGGGCGGCCGACGCGAGCATGTACGGCTCGGGCGTGGGCGCCCTTTCCAATATGTACGGGGCAGACACCGCAGCCCGGGCTAACATGTATGGGTCCGGGATGGGCGCGATGGCCAGCATGTACGGCTCCGATGCGGCCGAACGGACCGGCTTGGGCACCGCCCAGATCGGAGCCGATGCCTCCCGCGACGTCGAGCGGATGCGGACAGGACTCGGCTACTACAACGCCGACGTCGGACTCCAGGGTCTGCTGGCCCAGATCACGGGGCAGAAGGATATTGCCGGCATGGAGGGCCAGACGGCCCGCGACGTCGCCCAGTACGGTTTGCAGGGCACGATCGCCTCAGCGGCGATCCCCGCCCAGTCGGCGCTGCAATTGGCGCAAATGGAGCAAAGTTTCAAGGCGGCGACGCTGGCGAAAATGCTGGGGCTGGTGGCTCCCCTCCTCTCATCCGCCCCGCCAGCGATGCCGTCGATCGGGACCAACTACGGTGCCGGGGTCTCGGCGAGGTAGGCTAGGCCTTTCGGTGTCAACCATCCGCTACGCAATGACACCCCGCACTGCACAAGCCCGCGGTCACCAGCTCGCTCCATGGCTCTCCAGAGCACTTTATCTGGGCAGCCTGGAAACATGCCCCGCAGTTCGTCGGTTGCGAACGTATCGCGGCCCCGCTTGCGAGCGTAGGCCTCGCAGACAGCCCGGTCTGTGATGTCGGATCGTTTCCATCTCATACACCAGATTATAGACAGAGTAGACAGCCCACGCAAGGAGCAGGCAGATGCCATATTTTCAGGGTTCGCAACGTCCGTTTGCCGGCGACCGCGGCAATCCGCAGTATCAAGAGCGTCCGGCCCCGGGC